CATTAACTATATATAATTTTTATGAACTCCTATAGTAATGGCAAATCAAAGTTTCTTTTAGCATATTCTCTTTCTGATTTAGCAACATTGAAATAAGGATGGTATGGACTAAATATAATCTTCTCCTTTCCTGGATTAAATCTAAATTCTTTTGGAACACTCTCAATAGATGGTTTATTCTTTGTAGTTAAAGGTGTTTCTTTAACATCCATCTGTTGGATTACAAGACATCGGCAAGCCCACCCATTAGGGGGCATGAATTTATCCCAGAATTTATCATCTACTCTTCTAATTATTCCATTCAGTATTTCATGTTCCGGTCTAACTCTATTATCACCAGCAGTTACATATTGAAGTGAATCATATATACTTTTATCATTCTCTATTTCCAACCATTGAGAAGCACTTCTTGCTTGCGCAATTGCACTATTATATTCCACCTTTAAATATGTTTCATTATAGGATTTAAATAGTGGTTTAGCTAATGTTTTAAACTCCTTAAATGTTCTAGGTGCTGTTGGTCCAGCTAATAATGTTGATATGTCTTTTGTTTGTTGATATGTCTTGGCACCAGAGAATATATATACATTTTCTCTTAATGATTGGAGCATATCATAGTCTGGTGAATTGTAGGTGGTGTTAATTATATTCTTACCATACCCTTTATAAACACCAGCAGTTATTTTCCTGGCTATCTTTTGATACATACTCTTATCAAGACTATTGACGGTTACGGACCTATCAAAAATCCTAGCAAGGAAGGTATTCATTTCATCCTCTGTGAATATATCTAATTGTTTATTGGATATTTTACCATTACATACTTTACAACTACCCTCGAAGAGTGAGTCTTTTAGACTAGTCAATACCATAATAGCTATCTAAATCATTTTTTGGTTTAGTAGGTTCAGGTAGTTTTTGTATCACCTTTGTTCCATATGTTGTGTTAAGATACTCTATATCCAAGTCATAGTATTTAGATAGTCCAATGTCTATTGCTGATTTTTCAACTATTGATAATATATCATCCTCTTGTATTTCTATTTTTAGTCCCTCCATTCCATATCCGTGTTTATTAAGTAGTGGTATTAATTTATCATTTAACACGAACTCAATCATCCTCTCATCACTTTCGTTATAAGAATTCATAACTCTTTCATGAACTTTGGCTGACCCAGAAAATGATTTCTCATCGGTGGTTCCAGTTTGTCCAAGTATAAGTTTAGACAATTCCTGATTCATTTTATCAATCATCTTATCAAATACATCTTGTCCTGATGCTTTACCAGATTCTAATAGTTCTATATCATCTTCTTTACCAAATACACCCCATGGCGCATTACCCATATTCTTTAAGAATCCAACCATTGAGTTATAAGTCTTCTCATCTTTCTTATTAAGCTTACCTATTCTAATTGGTTGGCCAAATATCTCTGAATAGATTGCCCAGGAAATCATTGCTCCTTTTTTATACATTACTATTGGAGCGGCTTTCGTTAATAGTCCTAAATCTCTCCTATTACCTATTGAGATAGTCCAAGAGAAGTATGGCTCCTCTATATAATTAACTCCCACCTGGGCTCCTGTTGTTGGTATTACTAAATCAAATTCAGGTCTAACATATTCTCTTGGAACTAACTCCACTGTTGAGAACTCACCATTTAACATATCATTAAACTGAATTAAACTATGTCCGTAAAATAAACTATCTAGTGTCATATCCAAGAGGTCATAGAACCATTTCTTTTCAATCATATCTGTCTTCTCATCTATCTTTTTACCAGATTTATCAGTAACAATATACTTACTTGATAAGATAGCATTTTTTCTTGTGGTCATTAATGCAGTTAAGTGATTATCTAAGGTAGTTTCCTTGAAAATCCTATACAACTCAGTTCTATTAGGTTGGTGAATAGATTCTGCTGTGTTTAAGGCGGAAACCCACTTACTAACATCTTGTTTATAACGACTAAGTGTTTGTTGGTATGGAATTGCTTCTGTCTCACCTCTATCATTAATTAAAGGAGATTCATTTACCTCTGTTACTTTTACCTTTGGAGTAACTATATTTTTAATTCGGTCAAATAGACTCATATTATTTATTTATTTTTATTAGAAAACATTATGATTTAAATCACCATTACCCCAGGTAATAGATATACCAGTATCAGGAACTCTTTCAGATATATCACAATTGACTTCACCATTAGATACTCTTTTTAACCATCCAATAGCCCCTCCGGATTGATGTCCTTGTGGTGAATTACCATCGTATCTTATCATTCTAAGCTCTGGAACATTTCTTGGGTTAATCCTACTATGTAGATGATATAATGTTATATCTATTAGGTATATTAAAAGCTGTTGATTTCTGTTGTCACCCTTTGTCCATTTAGTGGTGTCATCTGGATAAGTATTACTTATACTATAAGTGGAACCTTGTGTCCAGTATGAACTACCAAGTGGTTTAACTCCTTGTGTTTGACTTAATGCGGTATATCCTATATTTTGATACCATACTTCATCACTTATTTCATATATTGTATAATATTTCCACTCATTGAAAGGTAGAGTAACATAATATAATGATAAATCATCTGTGATATATTGCCATGGGTCAGGAGTATATACTGGTGATATACCGGTAATTGATGAGGCGGTTATGCTAATATATATCTTACCTTCAAATAGAACTCTATCATTTAAATTATAAGTTAATGTATTATCATAAGCGATTTCAGTATATTCTATTAAATCTTTACCATAATAGGTGGATGAGGTAGCAAATGTGGATGTATTAGTAAATACTTCACTTGTTAGGTATCTTTGGTCTAAGTATGATTTCATTTCTGACTGGGCTGCTTGCTCAGTCTCCATTAGAATTGAATAATCACTCTCTATAATCTGTAATAGGTTGTCCTGTTGAATCTGTCTAAGATAGTCCTTGTTTCTTAATAATCTATTCATTAGTAAAAATAGTTTTTAGTATATATAAATTATAATGGTGCTCTTATAACTCTTTATTTTAGGAAACATGCAACACCATGATATATAATTATAACATATAATTAATAACCCCATTTAGTATTTTCTTGATTCTCTCCAAACTCTTTAATATCTATGTATGGTCCTTCCAAATATTCTTTATAATCATCTTGGAATGCCCCACATATGAAATATTCAAAATTATCATTAAAATGCCCCCATTTCTCATATGTTTCGCCATTCTTACTTACTTTCTCTTTTAATTTACCACCATCAGAACTTTCTTTCTGATTTAAAAGGTCATTAATTAATTCAATACATTTATTATCTATTTGTATTGATAATCCATTAAAATTACCTAACCATATAGCATTTATAAAATCTAATCTATTCTTAACAGATGGATGTTTTGACGCAACTCTATTATCAGGTCTGAAATGTTCCAATTCCTTCTCTATTATTTTATAATCATTATGTCCCTCCTCTGAACGAGTATCTTCATTCTTACCGGATGGGTCACCATATATAAATAAACCTGAATTGTGTGTCCTATATCGTCTAATGAATTCCTGACACACCTTTTTAGTTGTATTATCTGGATATTTACCAGCGATTGCATCAATACATCTTATATCCTTGTCTATAACTTGAAATATAGATAAAGAAACATAAGGTTTCGTGTTAAAATCCCAAGAGATATGTAATGGTAATTCATTATTATATTTTAAATCTGATGTGTGTATTCCTCTATTAAAATTTCTATGAGCTAATCCTCCTAATTGTCTATTACCCCACTCACCTTCAGCATATATTGTATAATAGTATGGATTATCAACTTTTAAGTCTTTAACCCAGGCTATAAATCCATCATTAATCCATCTATTATTTCTATAAGTGCTATGATGTGTTGTATATGTTAATTTAAATGTTTTACCATTACCAACTTCAACATCTTTAACAACAGAGAATGACTTCTCATTCATATTATTATAGAAAAATCTTTTATAGAACCAATTATCTTGATAATTGCCTTCCACTTCTGGATTAATTGTAAATATTTCTTGTAGGTATTTAGCCTTATCTGTTCTAATAGATGTTGTTATTCTAATGAAATCATCCTCATCTATTATATCTTCTTCATACCAGACAGCAGAATAATCCTTTAATGATTTTAGCTTTTGTGTATCATCACATCCACGAGCAATAAACTTGTTACCATTTTCTATACAGGTTATTTCTAATGGTGCTATTTTAAAGTCAAAGAATTGTTCTAATCCCAGTTCTATTATTGTTAATTTAATCTGGTCGTAGGAACTATCTTTTATTGTTGAATAGGTTTTTCTAATAAGGATACATCTAAAATAGTTCTCATTTAAACATCTGAATATGAGTTTTTTTGATGCGAAATCTGATTTACCAGAACCACGACCACCATAAAGTATCAAATATCTATCTTCATTATTAATTAGTGATATGAACGATTTATTAATTATCTTGGACCATTTAGGCCATTGTATAGTTATCATTCTTCTTTATCTTCTTTATCTTCTTTATCTTCTTTATCTGGGACAATAACTTTAAATATTGTTTCTCCATTGGATGTTATATCAGTCCTATCTATTCCATATCCTCGTCTTCTACCTTGATATTTTAAATGGAATTGAATGCCAGCCATGTCACCATCTTTAATCTTTTTAAGTAAAGCATTCTCTACAAAGTCTAATACTATTTCTTTAATATCATCTACTGATTTACGAAATGATTCATCTTCTTTATAATATATGTAGAACTGATTTCTACTTATATTACAAGTTTTACAAGCGGATGTTACTATTCCCAATGCATTTTCAAGGGCGATTAGTAATGCTTTTTTGTTTTTTATTATTATGTCTTTTGTTTTCATAGTATTATTTTATTTCTGGTATGCATATTTTTAATAGTTTAATTATATCCTCTATTGGTCAATTTTTATAGTGTCTATTGTCATATTCGCATCATCTTTTATATTAAATAAAGTTTTTTAAAGTTTTTAATGTTTTGACATATTTCATATAATTCATTATTTATGGCAAAATTTAAATATTTTTTAATACATTTATCTATATAATTTGATATATGTATATCTATGTTTATGTCTCTACTTATTTCTAATAGTAAATCTACTCTACTATTTACTTGTTCTGATATTATTCTAATTTTGGTTTGTGTCAATACCTTTTCATTTGTCAATTTACTTATTAATCTTAGAATAATCTGGACTTCAACCCATATATCTAAATGATTTCCATCTAAAAATGGTGGTATTTCAGTAATATCTTTTACTATTTCTTTTCTAAGAATTTCTATATTTTTCATATTGCTTATTTTAATCTTAGATGATTTTCTACATACCATGATTCAACAAAAAGCCACATTATTCCTATTTGGTCTTTAGGTTTTATTCTATTTAAATCTTTACCTCTAATTATAGTATAACTCATCATAAGATTACTAATTATACAAGGCTTCAATCTATTATCTATCCACTTATCATCATTTATATACATCCATTTCATGAATTGAACTATATCATCTTCATTATTTATTTCACTTTTAAATTTATAGAACCTATCCATTATTAAAAGCATTTTTTAAGTTTTGATATATTAGTTAGTATTTCATATAATTCCTCTTCCAAGGCGATATTAAAGTATGTATTTAATGATTTTTCTATCTCTTTATATATTAATATATCAAACTTACCATCATTTAATTTTAAAATACATATTAATAATTCTTCTATATCAATAGCAATTCTTAATAAATCTTTTGTTTCTAAATCTTTATTGAATAACTTTTGTAATTCAATATGTATTGATATTAAAATATATTGAATATCACAATGCTCATCTATTGTTAAATCTAAGAAATCATAATATTTTCCTATATCCATTTTATTTTGATGAATTAAGGAATAATATTTTGGTTTTCTATTTTGAATTATATCTATCATA